GGGTTACATAACCGCCTCCGCCCCCCGCCGCCGCCCCCGCCGCCGCCAATCAGATACGCATCCACCGTCACCATTCCCGGCGACGGCGTGTACGTGCCGGAGGAGTTGAAGGTTATGACGTTGGTATGCGGAGCGGGACCGTAATTGACTTGCTGCGCGGCTGCGAACGACGGCGCGAGCGAGAGCAAGGCCCCTCCCGCGAGAAAGGCGCGCCGCGCGATCATTGGAAATCCCCCGAAATCGCGGCCGTGTCGGCGCCGCTCGTATAGGTGTATGGGCTCGCCGCCGTCGTGATGAGGGCTACGATTCCGACCGAATAGTTGATTGGAATGCTTCCGTGGCTGAGCGAACAACCCGCCGCGCCCGCCGGAAAGTAGCAAAAGTCGAGGGGCGCGATCGCCGATCCGTTCGACGGCGCGGCGGCGGCGTTGACGACGACGAGATAACCAGCCAAACCGCCGGTGATCGCGGTAGCGTTCACACTGTAGAGGTTGCCCGCGCTCGCCTTGATGACGAGCGAGGACGCCAGCGCCGTGGTCGCAGCGTGCGAATTGCCGACCGACGACGAAGACGACCCGTCCAGCGTCACGGGCAGTGGATTCGCTGCCGACGCCGGCCCGGCGCAATTGCCCCCGGCCGAGCAGTTGACGAGCGGGACGACGGGTTGCGCCATTGTCCCGCCTGCGTCCTTGTAGGTCTGCGCCTGCGCCGCGCATGGAAGCGCGAGCGACATGGCGCTGGCGATGAGCCAACGTTTCAACATTTTCGCTTTCTCGATTGGAGGAGATCAGAAATGTTCGACGATGATTGCGTAGCCCGCGCCGCCCGCGCCGCCCGCGCCTGCCATCCCGCCGTTTTGCGCCGAGCCGCCGCCGCCGCCGCCCCCGCCGAGACCGCCGTTCCCGCCGGCGCCCGCCGCGGTCAACGAGGAGCCGCCGCCGCCGCCGCCCGATCCAGCGAAGCGGTTGAAGTCGCGCCCGTTCACGTTGGGATTTACGCCTGGAGAACCGCTCGCCCCCGGCGCGCCGCCGGCGACCCCAGTGCCGAGTACCCCCGCATTGCTGCTGTTGCCCCCGGAAGCCGTAGCGTTGCCGCTGGTGATGCCCGCGCCGGAGCCGCCGCCGCCGCCGCCGAACGCAACAATGTTTGAAGTGCTGGAGGCTCCGCTCGCCGCCCCGCCGCCGCCGCCGCCGCCGGCGGCGAGTCCTGCTGTGGCGCTTGGCGCCGCGCCAGACCCGCCCGCCCCGCCCCCCAGCACTCCACCAGCGCCGCCAGTCGATCCCGTCGCGCTGGCGCCGCCGCCGAACGCGCCACCGCCGCCGCCGCCGCCGGACGCTGCAGCGAGCTGCCCACCTGCGCCGCCGCCGCCGCCATACGCGACAAGCAAGGCGCCGAAAGATGTGTTGCCTCCGGCCCCACCGTTACCGCCCGCCGTCGAGGCCGTTGTCGCCGCCGCGCCCGCCGCGCCGCCGGCGCCGATGGCGATCGCCTGAGAGGAGCCGACCGCCGCAGCCGAGAACGTGGCGGCCACGAGCGCCGCGCCGCCGCCCCCGCCTCCGCCCGACACCGCCGCCGAAGCCGCCTGGAGCGCGCCGCCGCCTCCGCCCCCGCCTCCGCCGAGGAGATACACGTCGCACTTCGTCATGCCAGGCGTCGGCGTGTAGATTCCGCTCGAGGCGAACACGATCGGATGCGCACGCCGACCGACCTGGCTCCATTTGTTCGATCCGTTCGAGCGCAGCCGGCAATAGCCATACGGGCCGGCGATGACGACGCCGGCCGTCGAGCCGTTGATGGTGTCCGAACCGGCAGGAGAAACCGTCAGCGTGTTCGTCGACGAGACGGAGCCGCTCTCGTCTACGATCAGCAGATCATGGCCAGCGGGAAAGGCGCTCGCCGGCGGCAGCGTCACCGTGCGCGCGGCCGCGATCGCGGTGTAGGCGATCTCCCGGTCAGTCGCGAGCGCGGCGTAATTTGCGTTCGACACCGCGGTGCGCGCGTTGCCAAGCGTGACGGCGCCGGTGCCGCTGTCGAGAGTCAGGCCGGTGAAATAGCTCGATCCGTTGGGAGAAACCTTGAAAGTGAAATTGTCGTCGTTGAGCAGCCCGATCTGCACGCGCAGGGAAAAATTGTCCTCGAAGATGATCGAGGCGACGTTGGCCGCGGCCGCCTTGTTAACGGTGAAGGAGAAGTTCGAACCATTGAACAGCGCCGCCCCATTCGTCCCCCCGTAGACCGTGAGCGGATTGTTGGGGTCGGGCGCCGTGCCGATGCCGACAAGCGAAAGCTGCTGGTTCGGCGGATTGAGCATGATCGTCCAGCGCGAGACGCCGTCGGAAGTCAGCGCCGTGGCGTCGTAAGCCGCGTTGAGCAACGCGCTCGCGCCGCCGTCGATAGTGTCCGATCCGGCGCGGCTGATCGTGATCGTGTTGGTTGTCGAGCAAGCGCCGGATTGGTCGGCGATCCATAAGATCACGCCGACGGGATAGGACGCGGCCGGCGGCAGGGTGACGGTGCGCGCGGCGGTGATCGCCGCGTAAGCGATGAGACGGTCGGTCGGCAGCACGGTATAGTTCGCGTCGGAGACCGCCGTGCGCGACACGGTGACGACTTCCGACAGCTTCGCCGCGGGCCACCCGCCGGCCGTCTGGCCGTCGCCGACGATGACGCGATTGTTGGTCGTGTCGACGATGAGCTCGCCTTGAGCGGGCGTGAATGCAGCGATGTTCGCCGCCGTGTCGCGGCGACGCTTGACCTGAACAGACATGATTGACCTGATGTTGAGGTTTCGGCTTGGCGGAAGCGGCCCGCGAGATCCCGGGGGTCAGCCCGTCACGCTGCCGAGATCGATGAATACGGTCGGCGCCGTCGCGACGCCGAAGCCCCAATCCTCGGAGTCGGTCACGTTCGCCGTCACGACGCCGTAGTCGAGGCTCGTCCCGATCTGGAGCGCTTGCGTCGCCGGCCCGATGGCGCCGGCGCCGGTCGGCGTGTAGGCATAGACAGCGACGGTCGACAGATCCTGCACGCCGGCGCCGAACACGTTGAACGACTGGAACTTGAAGTAGAGCGGGACGCCGATCCATGTGGCCGGCAAGTCATATTTGACGATCGCCGAATCGAGCCGCGCGAAGGCCGCGCCGGTCGAATGCGCAGCCGGCGACGTGTCGGCGAAGCCGCGTTGCAAACCGGTCAGGTTATAGGCGTTCGTTCCCGTCAGCGCCGCCGTCTCGTAGGCGATGAGTTCGTTGTCCACCAGCGAAAGCGTTGCCCCGGCCTGCGCGCTCGCCGCGCTCGTGCCGGTGAGCGCGCCGCCGCTCATCGAGAGGTCGACCGCAACCGCGTCCAACGCATCCCAGCCGCTTGCGCTCGCCAGATTGGCCGTCAGCACGCCCTGCCGCAGCGGCTGCGTGATGACGCCGATCTGCGAATAGGTCGCATTGTCGACGCTCGCCCAGACATAGGCGCCGCCCCAGTTCGGATCGGCCACGCCCCCCGAGCCGCCGCTGGCGCCGACCCAGACCTGCGCGATGTTGTTGGTCAAGGACGGCGGCGGCTCGTAGATGAGCGGCGGATTGATCGAGGCGGGCGTCGCGCCCTGGTTGGGCTGGAACGCCGTTGCGCCGCTCGATGGATTCGCCCCCGGCGTGGAGACGCCGAGCGCCAGCTCCTCCGCCGTGACGCTCAGCAGCCCCCTGTCGTCCTCCCCGATGGAGACGATGCGCACAGGATAGGAGGACAGGCCGAGATTGGCGTCGCTGATCGTGACCACGTCCATCGGATCGAGCAGGCAATATTCCCAGCTCAGCTTGAACGTGAACTTCGTGCGGACATACAGGCCGCGTTGCAGGATCGTCTGCGCGACAATCGGGCCGATCACGACCTCGTCGCAAATCTCGTGCGCCTGGATCGTCGAGCCGACGCGCGGGCCGTAAAGCTCGATCTGCGACTGATCGCGCGCCTCGACCGGCGTGACGCCATATTGATTGTTGCGCGATAGGCATTCCAGGCGCTGGATCGTCGGCAGGCTGAACGGATCGGCGCGCTCGACCTCAACCGGATCCTTGTTTCCCTTCTCGTCGATGAAATCGCGATCCGTTAGCGCGTAGACCGGCGTCACGTTGGGAACGTAGGAGACGGGAATGGCTACCGTCGCCGTGATCGTCACCGGAGAGCCTTGATCGCCCGAGTGGAACAGATACGTGCCGGCGGGCGAAACGCCGTATTGTCCCGGGCCGGTCGGCGCGGCGGCGCCGACATAGGTGAGCGCGGCCCCCGTGAACGCGAAGACGACGCCGCCGTCGGAGACGAAATTCGCCGCCGTCGAGACGACGATCTGCGGCGGCGGATAGGTGCCGTTGCTCTCCTGCGCCGGGATCGGCACGACCGAGGTTATGCTTCGCGTAACATTGCCTGCGACGATTGGCAGATCGCCGTAGGGAATGAACTTCAGCTCGCCGCCCGACCAGACGGCGGCGCAATTGAGGAGTTGCAGCCATCGGTTGAGAACCGACGACGCCTGCTCCGAGCTCGAAAGCAGTGGCGAGAACGCGATTCCCATCGCCTTGCAATAGGTCTGCAAGGAGGCGTCGCCGCCAGCGCCGTAAAGCGTCGATAGGTTGATCGAGGCGGGATTGAAGCCGGCGCCGTATTGCGCGTTGGTCAGGAAGTCGTAGATCACCTGCGCGGGATCGGCGTCGATGCCGTTGATCCCGGTGCCGGCGAGGACGCCGAGGATTTCGAAATTGTGATTGCCGACCTGCGCGCTCGATCCCAGATGGTAATTGGCGGCGCAGACATAGGCCGTGCCCTGGTAGGCGAGCGCCTCGGTCGTATATTTGGCGGCCAGATAGCTCCACGGCGTCTGCGGGGTGGCTCCCTCGAACAGGGAGAGGCCGAGCGCCGAAAGCGTGAATGTCGATTGGTCGCGCCAGACGTAGCCGACGCCTGAGATCGGCCCTTCGCACAACGCCATGATGATGTCGGCCGTATAGCTATAGCCGGTCGCCGGATTGGCGAACAGACCGCCCTTGCCGGCCTTGACGTTCTGCGTATGGAAATTCGAATAGAAGATGACGTTTGGCGCGAGCTTCGTCTGACCGTAGGCGATCGGAATCGGCAGCGTGGCGACGGCGGTCTGCAACTGCAGCCCGGTGTAATCGGGCTTGGTCGAGACCTTGGGATGACCGAAGAGCGCGGCCATGTCAGAGGCCCCAGTGCGAGAAGAATTTCGCGGTCGCCAGCCGCGTCGAAAGATCGGCGTTGCGCCTGACCTCTTCCTCGATGACGCAGGCAGCCGGCGCGTAAGCGTGCAGGATGGCCAAAGGATTGCTCTTCGTCACGATTCCTCCGTGGGCGTAACATCGCCCGATCCGGAACAGCATCACGTCGCCGGGCTGCGGCGCCTCGACCTCGCGCGCTCTGGCGATGAGGAAGCCGAGGTAGCGCTCGTCGTCGCGATGCAGCATCCAGTCCTTGGTGTAGGGACGCGGATCGAACGGCTCGACGAGCCCGAGATCGCAGAACACCCGCACGAGGATCATCGCGCAGTCGACGCCGAAGCCGACCAGATCGGCCATGTGGTGATAGGGCGTGCCGAGCCAGCGCCGCGCCTCGGCGACGACGCGCGCGCGCTCCTCCGCCTCGCTCATGTCAGTAGGCGATCTGCGGCGGCGGCACGAAGGGGAAGCCGCGGAAATTGGCGAGATTGTTGAACTTGCCCTGGCACGTCCCGCGCGTGTGGTCGCATCCGTAGGCGACGGTGAACGCGTCTCCGGGGGCGGGCGCCGAGGGCAGCGGATACATCAGGGTGAGCGAAGCGCCGGGCGCGACGCTCTTCACGGTCGCGCGCACGTTGGCGTTGACGCCGCTCGTGAACACGAGCGAGCCTTGCGCATGGCCGGCGAGCGCGGCGCTCGTCAGAAGGAGGCTCGCCGTCGAGCCGGCCCCGACAGTCCCGCTGGCCGAATAGGTTCCGCGGATGACGCCGCATCCGGAGTCGTAGAGCGTGTGGCCGCAGGTCGGCGAATAGAGGTTGCGGGGCATTTCGTAGTCGAGAATGACCAGATCGCTCGCGACGGTGAGTTGGGCCTGCGTGCGTCCGACGCGATCAATCGTCGAGACGCGGCCATGAAACAGCGTCACGCCGCCGATGACCGCTCCGCCGATCGCACTCAGGAACACCCGGTCGCGTTGCACGGTCGCGCCGTCGAAGGCGCCGTCGCGAATGGCGTTCAGCGCCGGGGCGCCCGAGATGAGATCGGTCGGCCGCGCGGCTATGGTGATCTGCTGCTTGTCGACCTCCAGCCCGACGTTCGCCTTGTATTTGAACCCCTGCACGAGCGGACCTGTCGCCGAGAAGGTCGCGCCGTTGTAGGCGACAGGCAGGTCGACGTTGGTCCAGGTGAGCGCCGCTCCCGTGGCCAGCGTGAAAGTGAAGCACTCGGCGAAGGCGAGCTGCGCGTCGGGCGCGGCGCGGGCGGCGTTGATTGCGGCCAGAACCGCCGTCGTCGTCGATTTCATTGCTGGCGCAGGCTCCGAAATTTGACGCTCCGCGCGCGCCAGAGGTTCGACATGAATTGTTCGAAGTCGAGATCGTCGGCGTCGAAGCGGCAGAGAAAGGCGTAATCGAAGCTCGCCGCAATCGGGACGCCGCTCAGAGGGGGGCCGCCAAAGGTCAGCGTGTTGGGCGTCGTCAGCGACCACCCCGTTGTGTTGACCGCGGGAGGCGCGGCGCCGGCGACGAGGCCCGCGTTCGGCTCCTGCCAGGCCGTCCCGATGGCGAGGGGGGAAGCGTTCTGCTTCGTCTCCGCTCCCGACGCGGTGGAGACGTAAACGGTCCAGCCGATCGCGCCCGTCGAGGCCGCGGGCGAGGCGACGCTCAGCACGTGGCTCGCCGCGACCGCAAGCGACGCCTCGCTCGACGGCGTCGTCTCGCCCGAAGCGGTGACATAGGTGATCTTGACGAAATAGCCCGAATTATGCGCCGCCATTCAAGTTTTGGCTCGATTTGC